TTGTCTGTGCTGACATTAACAACAGTTGCGTCATCGCCATCAAATGTCAGTGCGTTGCGTGTTAAATCAATCGCCGCTCCGCCTGATGTTGCCGCAAGCTGTATTGTGTTTGTTGTAGCGCCGACAATAAAATAGTTTACGCCAGAAGTTAAACCTCCCAATGCCGTTGCAGGGGCGGCTGGCACAGTATAGGTTACTTCATCTCCAGTGCTAAACCCATGCGCCGTAATTGTTATTGTTTCTGTGCCAACATTTGCATTTGTTGCGTCATCTGCGTCAAATGTTTTGATAAGTTGCTTATACTCAGCCACACCACCAGAAATTGACCAGTTAACGCCTTTTGTCCAGTTTGCATCGCTTGCAAAAGTGCCGTTTGTCACAAGCTCTGCGCCAAAGGTTATATCTAAATCCCACTCGTAAATCTTGCCATCGTTTTCAGTCATGGCAATAAGATTTTGACCCCATGTATCTAGCTGCCAAGCTGTGGCAGGCAAAACTGTTGCAGTGTCAGGACGAGCAACACCCCACGCATATTTGCCATAAACGCCACCACCAAAACCAGTAAATGACACAGCGTCTTCTCTGCCTGTTGTAAACGGAACTGGGGTAAGATCATAGCGCGTACCTGATGCGTTATACACATAAAGATGCTCGTATGAGCCTGTCGCTATCCAACGATCTGCGCTGTTGTCGGCCCAAGTAATCATGCCACGCAATTTGTAATCGCCTGCTGTGTCTGACCTGGTACGCCATCCACCTATGGGACGCATAACGCCGTCATGCCATCTAACTAGGCTGGCATCGCGCCAACGGCCTTGTGACTGTAAATCTGTTCCGTTGCGATATACGCCTGCTGGAATGTTTAAATCAATTAATGCCATTGACGCATCCTTATTATTTTATTTACTCAGCAGCAATGTCCTCTGGGCTTGCTTCGAGTGATGCTGCTAATCTTGCAATGAAAGCCTCACGACCAACCATAAGTTGATCTAGGTTAAACTGTGCATTGTTTAGCTTGCGTTCTAAATCTTGTACATGATTAAGCAGTACTTTTTGCTCATCAGTAAGGTCATCTAAATTGTACTCAATCTCGTTGACTGTGATGGTTTTGTTTTCGTTTTTCGCCATCTACTAATTCCTTATGTATTCGCTGCAATAGCTTTATCTACTGCAGTCATACTTTCTGAAGTCCAATAGTCTTTGGCTACCATCAACTGTAGATGCTCTACATTGCGTGACACAGTGTCAGTCCAATCGGCATCTTCCATGTCGTCTGGCTGTCCAGCGTTTAGCAAGTCAACAGAGTGACCCATTGCTGTGTAGTTTTGTGCGATTTGTTCTGCTGTAATTTCGTCCATTTTAATCTCCTTTAGTTGGACTCAAGTGCGGCTATGCGAGCCTCTAGTGCTGTGATTGTTTCTTGCTGTTCTTGAATAGCTTTGATGCACAGCGACACCATATTGCCATAAGCCAGCGCGTCTGGTGTTCCATCAGGTGCGTATTGCACAAATTCAGTTAAACCCGCATCGTGGACTTCTTCTGCAATCAAGCCACCAAACTTAACATTGGATTCAGATTCTTTTTTGCTTTTATATGTAACAGACCTTAATTGCAACAATTCGGCAAGACCGTGTTCAGCGTTTTGAATATCTGTTTTATATTTTAATGACGATGTTGCTCTATAAAGGTTCCCCGATGAGTCTACATACACATTTGCCGATGCCGCTCCTGTTACTGAATAAACTTCGGAACAAAACAATCCAGAGCCATTCATTCTCATTCTAGGATTACCATCGCCATCTGACAGCACGATGTAGTTGCTGGATGTGCGGATGTCTAGGCCGCCTTGGTTGCCTGAGAAGCCGCCAATGATGGTGTTTTGTGCGCCAGTGGTCATTATAGAACCAGAGCCATTACCAATATAAGTATTAAAGCTGCTAGTTGACGCATTTCCAGCAAAACGACCAAAAAACGCATTGTATTGACCAGTCGTATTACTATAACCAGCCTGATACCCAACAGCAGTGTTTTCGGATGCGGTGGTGTTGTTATATAAAGCATTAACCCCAGCAGCAGTATTATTAGAGCCTGTTGTATTGCTGAATAAAGCGTTTTGGCTTATTCCAGCATTTAATCCACCCGTTGTATTAGAATATAAAGCTGAATCACCCACTGCTGTATTATTTGAGCCTGTAGTATTACTATACCCTGCTACTCTACCAAAAAAAGAGTTGGGTGAACCAGTAGTATTAGTGAAGCCAGCCTGATACCCCACAGCCGTGTTGTTGTTTGCGGTGGTGTTGGCTTGGAGTGCATCCGAACCAACGGCAACATTATACAAGCCTGTAGTATTTGCTTCCCCAGCATCTTGACCTAGAAAAGTATTGTTATGTCCTGTTGTATTTGACTTACCTGACCCCTCACCAATAGCTGTGTTGTTATCACCTGTCGTATTTGCATATAAAGACTGATACCCAACAGCAGTGTTTCTTGGTGCGGTGGTATTCGCTGTCAGCGCACCAGAACCAATCGCAGTATTGCTACCACCTGGACTTCCGCTATCCAAGCTGTCTAGCGCTGTGTCGCCCAACGCCACGTTGCCAGTACCATCAGGATAGTTTCCGTCTAGCTTGACATTACCATCAACAGATATGCCCGTCATGTCAGAGCCACCGCCAAGCAGTGTATCAAGCGTATCTAAATTTGTATTAATCTTAGTACCCCAAGTATCTTCAGACGCGCCGACTTCTGGCTTCGTCAAGCTATAATTTGTTGTCGTTGTATCTGCCATTTCTTTACTCCAATCAGGCGTCTATATTATGCCGCTTCAGTCCAATTCGTTGCAGGCGGTGTTGGCGCATCTTGCCATATACTGGGCAAACTTTCAATCGGTACATCTGCCCATGCATCAACAGCAGCAACAGGCGCTTCCCATTTTTCTCTACCATTTGCCACAATCGAGCAAGCAGGTGAGGATAATGCGCTCACATTTCTTACACGCGCAATCGTTGCCGCACCAGACAACGCCAAGCTAATCTGCGGTGAAAACTGATAAATTGCTTCCGCCTTGGCAGTCACACTCAAGCTAGGCAATGGATTAGCATCACCCTCTCTTACTCGCGTTGCAGCCGCCGCACCAGATGCAGCACAGCTAACTGTCGCGCTACCTTGCTTTATTTCTTCCGCAGATGCTGTAACAGACGCAGCACAACTAACAGTTGCAGCGCCAGACTTAACTGCCACGCAAGATGCAGTAACAGATGCAGCAGGACTAGCTGTAGCACTGCCCTCACGAACACGAACACTATCTGAGACTGTGCTAGACGCTGTGACAACAATAGACGCAGCTAATCTTACCCTTATCGCAGCAGAAGCCGTTGTCGTGGCTGTAACAATGGTGCTAACACCTTCAGTTATCGTGCCATCAACACCAAAAGCCCTCGTACCGTATGTACCAGTGCCAAATCCTGTGCGATAAGTTACGTCAGGCATTATGCTAGTGTAATATCAAGATCGCCAGATGGTACGCGAAAAACATCACCCGTATCAATTGCCTTGCTTGAGGTTAAAGCCGCATAAGCTATTAAATTACCGCTAGTTGCCGCATCAAATACAGCAACATGACTAACTGTGCCAAACGATGCGGTAGCTGTGGGAAACTCAATCGCCGCAGAGTTTGACGCTGTATCGCCAGAAACCGTAAACGTAGCTGACTGTCTCGCATACGCTGTGCCAGATGTGCTAACCTCTGTGCCGCTAGCATCGTCAGCAGGATTAGATGTGAACAACGCTAAATACCACGCTGTCGGGCGTGTTACAGATGTTGTAGTAAACACATAATTTAAAACATGTGTCTCAAAGGTGTCCGAAAAGCTCATTATGAATAACTCCTAATTCTCATGCGGCGACCAGAACCGCCTGTTTTTGATCTCTCGCCTTCTAAGTTTATAGCATTAATTGCTGCCTGATACAAAGTCCCCCATACCTGTAATCTTGGATCATCTTTTAAATACGGCGCTGAATGCATTAATGCACCATATAAATAAGCATTAGGAAAATATTCTAAAGCCCAGTTTGTTGCGTTCGTTGCGCTCAACGCATCAATACGAGAGAAGTAATATAGCTCAGTTGTGTATGTGCCATCTGGCGTTGGATAAACTTCTATCTCGCCTGCTGTAACCGCATAAAACGCAGGCTTGCCAGCAGCATCGCCAGACTTGTAACGCCGATCTAACATCTCAGCTTTACCGATTAACTCCAATGATCGAAAGTCGCCAGAACTAATGTGAAAGCTAATAATCTCAAGAAAATCAGCAGGAATAGCACTGAACTGACTATCAATCGGCGCAATCGCACGCTCTTCCTGACGCCAATGCCTCAAGTTCATATTTAAATCACTCTCAGCCATCGTAATAAAATCAGGTATGACTGATGTTAAATCATCGCGGTTCAGAAAATCCGCAATGCTTGATTTTAGTTC